CTTCTAATCTTAACAGGTCGTTGAGCAGGTCCTTTTCTCGTTCTACCGATAATAATAGGTCCATGTTCATCAGCAGCTGGTGCACGTACAGACCGGTCTATTTCTGTTAACTCGATACCGGGCGAGATAAAATCAAATTTTCTAGGCATTAAAAAATCTCCTTATTTTTAAAACTATATTCGTAATAAATAGTATAGTGAACGGGCAAAAACTTATATGCTACGATATTTATTATCTTTTGGAAGCCAAGGTATTTCATCTTGAGTTACCGCTCGTTCTCTAGATATTTTTACTTCAACAATATTTTCCTCTGTGGTTATGCTTGGGAGGGGATCATTCTCTCCATCTCCCATCACATATCCAAGGACTTTTACATTGATAGAAGTCATAAAAGACCTCTCTTCCTCTCCGAGATTATCGGAGTTATTTGTTTGATTGAAGGCTCCATCAATAAAGGCTTCATATCTATATCCATTATTCTCGAATACAAACTGACTTACTTGTCCTGTTCTCGAGATGAATGGTGTGACCATGTCGTTTATCTGTTGTTGATATTCTGCTCTTAAGTTAATCTTATACATTATCTTAACATAAACTGGCATGGGTGACTTTAAAACTTCTTGGACAATCTTCTTTGATGAGATCGTCTTGAACTTGTCATCGGGAAAGTTCTTGTCTCCCTTGTTTACTTTGTTTGATCTAGACGAAGCATAATGTCTCGTCTTATCTTGCAAGGTTCTTCTTTGAACGGTCAATGGTCTTGCTTTGTATTGACGACCTTCTGTAAAGTCTGTTGGAATATCCGCTTGGAATGCTCCCTTAAATGAACGATCTTTTTCAAATGTATCTCTTTCAATCGTTATGATTGGTAAACGAAGTTTTCCAACCGAGTCTCTGAATGTTCTGTCGTTCTTTATTTGAAATGTTCTTTCCGCTGAAAGCCACAACACGGGAACCTTTAATGAACCTCTATTAGTGTTGGTGTGAATATCCCAAATCTCATTGATATGATTATAGAAACCTGTATCAATGTTTTCAAGTGATGAAATTTCTGCTTTCTTTTCGCTCATGTGTTGTTACTCCGCATTAAATAGTCCGTCTCTCGCTCTTATACACTCTGCAATGATCTCAAACTTGTGATCTATTTGGCCAAACAGTTGTTTTGGTTCGTTGGTTTTGACTATCTCATAGAAGATGGCACCGTATCTTATGAAGTCACCTTCTCTTACAAAGAGATTTTGATCTTCGGTTAGTCTCCGCTTGTGAAACTTGACAGTCGCAGTGGTCTTCTTATCTATCGCTACACCGTCCAGAAATGCGGTCTCAACCCCTCCATACTCAACAAGGGCATAAACCCTTACCGGAGGCAAAAAGGTCTTCTCAAGAGCCTCTCCGTAGATGGGGTGGTAGTTTGTATGCTCTATGTCCATGGGAAAATAGAGTATTTGTTGCCCAACAACCCTTTCAATGACTTCGTCATTAACTTGCTTTACAAGATTTCGTTCTTTCTCTCCAAGAAACAATGGAGGAGGAGGTGCTGCTGGTTTTGACCATTTGTTATCATCTGACATTTATTTATCCTACGAATATCTTGAGAGGTGAGGCACTAATGATTGCATTTTGATTGTCAATCATACCTTTGTCTGTCTCGATAAGCTTACTATATACTGTTTCTTCAAGTATTTTGTTCAACTCTTCTCTAAGAGCAGCTTGTTCTTCTTTTGCTTGAGATAAAAGATCCGAAGCATTGAGATTGACGGTCTCGCCGGGAATTGGAACGGTTCCACCGAACTTTCCTCTGACTTGTCCGAGAACTTCCTTGCAAAGAGCAAGAGAGAATCTTCTAATCCATTGTTTACCCATTGAGTTTATGTTATCATATGGTATATTTTGGAATGGAAGGGTGTTCATATTGTTCACACCTTCTTGACCTGATGCTGCATCTCCGGTGAATGGAGACTGATTGCCATCAATTGTAAATCTAAACCAGAACTTTTCAGGAGAAACAGAATCTGGTATAGGATAAAGTCTTAACTTGTTATCTTGTATCTCATATGAATAATGAGAGGTTCTTGTATAAAGATGATCTTCATACGCTATTGCCTGAAGTTTATTTTGCCATGCTGGAATGACTTGAAATGTTGATTCATCAGCATATTGTCCATATGTGTGCATGTCTCCTACAACATTTAGACCACCATAATACCCGTAAAATCTCCACATTTGTCTAGGTGTAACGTAATACATCTGTCTTATCTTGATCCTATTGTTTCCAACGGAACCTGAAAACGGGGAACCAGCTTCTAACGAAGCCGAGTAAACTATGTCTTGAAGATCGTATTCTTGTTGATCATTAACCCTATCCAAAGAGGCACTGTATAAAGTCTCTGTTCCGCCGACACCAGCTTCTGTTGCGAATGTATCTCCGATATCAAAAGCATAATCAAATGTGAACTTTGGAAACTTCAATGAAGCTCCGTCTGCTCCTGCTGATACTTCGCCTTTGTGGTCAAATGATGCTGTTGGAGATCCTAAAGCGGACCCAAGAGCGTTTTTCGATTGATGAAGATTCACAATATAAGAATATTCTAGTACGGCGTCTTCGAAAGTGGCATATACATTCTTTGCTGTTATCTCGATATCAAGGATGTCTCCACCAAGCCTCTTGTATACAAAAGCGACCTGTGCTGCGGCCCCAGTGAGGAACTGCTGTGAGCTGGAATATACACCAAGAGGTAATGATGCTGCGACATCGGCAGAGCTACCTGTTTCAGGTAATGTGATCGCTGATGTGGTTGAGGTTGGCGTTAAGGTTGGTAATGACATACATGTTTTCTCCGTTCTAATGTAAGTAGTTTTCCTTATAAGAAAACGCCCCAAGCATATGCAAGGGGCAACGGAGGACTAATATTATATTAGTAATTAGTTTTCTTTCTTTGAAACTTCTTTTTTCTTAGAAGTCTCAACTTTTTTCTTTGCAGTAGCTTTTTTCTTAGCCTCATCGGCTTTACGCTTTGCTTCGGCTTCCGCCTCTGCTTTGCGTTTAGCTTCTTCTGCTTGTTTGGAGTTACGTGCTCCTCTTCTTCTACTCATAATTATTCTCCTTATTTATAAAATTATACAAAAGTATCAGCTGCATTTTCGTCAATAACAAAACCAGTAGTTCTAATTAAAAGTTTACCAGTGGTGTATGTTCCAGTATCACTGCCATCACTTACGATGTAAAACTCTTTTGCAGCAATATGTGCATCACCATCGACTGCCGCAGAGTGTGATTTTCCTTTCTTACATGTGGTGATATCAACAGAGGTGTTTGTATTTCCATTTCCAGCTGCGGCGGCATTAGGTGCAGTACTATGTGCATAAATGTGTAAATCATCATCACCACCTGCCGGAATTTCCAAAACAAGCATTTCGAGGTCAACCAAGTAACCAAATACGCTTTCGGTCCAAGTAAAAATGGCACCACTCTGTCCGCTTACACCAATAGTGTCATTCGCACCAAATGATGCAATAGCAGCAGCTGCTGTGCCTAAATCTAAAACTATCTCAACAATCTGAAAAACTCCATCACGATATTTGTTAGCACGAACAAAGGTGTCGGACATACCTGCTCCCATGCCAAGTTCTGATTTAAGAACAGGTGTTCCTCTTTTTTCTAAAGACATAAGTCTTTTTCTTCCTAATCTTCTATTTCCCATAATATATTCTCCTTATTAAAAATTATGGACTCGTTTTCTGGTCAGTATCTACCAGCCCCATTCCGGTAGAGACAGTGAGCAGGGGCCTCGCTCAAAGGAGACCAGAATTCAAGTCGTAGTAATTAGTCTCCAGAAATAGAAAAGCCCCAAATCCGAAGATAAGGGGCATTTCATGATAGGTTTCTTCTAACTAATCAGAGATTAGGAAGCACCTTCTCCACCTAGAAGATCTCGAACGATAACAAGACCGTACATATCAGGACGTACCATCTTCTTAGCATAACGAGTCATTACACCTTTACGAGGAACAAAGTCTTCTGGTCCGAAGATAGTTGGAGTTACTTGTAGAGGCACATAAGGTGCATATACGTAACCTGACTCTAAGAAAGAACCACCTTTACGTCCAACGAGCATTAAGTTACGAGGGAAGTAAGGGTCAACGATAACGTCGAACTTGCGAGAAAGACTTCCGGCCTTAACAGCACCGATGTCGCCTTTATCAGCATCAGCAGTTACGTTAGCACGGAATCCAGAGGTGAACTCAAGGATGTTAGCACCTTCAGGAGAACAAACTACATAGTTAGCTCCACCACGAAGTGTCTTTCTGTGGATTTGAGCAGAAACGTCATTGAT